TTAAATATAATAAACCAAATTATGAAAAACAGTATAAAGATTGCACTGATTTTTATATTGATCAAATAACTAAATACGCTACAATTGGTTCCTGTATTATTAAAGGAAAAACTTTACATTATAAATGGAAAGTCGATCATATTGTAGGTAATAAAAAAGAGCTTATTAAATTTAGACATGTTAATATTAAAAAAGCTCTTGAATTAATTAGATTTTATGAGAGAGAGGAGTAGCGATGGAAAATCAATTATTATACAGTTTAACTGTTCTTGCTGTTACAGTATTCTTTATTATTTTCGTTGCTAAATATAAACGATGATGGATAAAAAAAATAAAAGATTATGTTTTTTTATTTATTTAGCATTATTGTTAGTGACTGGTGTTATTGGTCAACTTTCTGATTTTATGTACACTGTTTTCGCATTTTTAATACTTCCTCTTATTGTAATTTTTGCTATTGCTATTATTATATTAATGATATGGATATCAGTTAATGCTTATTCATATATCTTTCAAGATATTTTAAAAATAAATTTTAATAGTGAACAAAAAGAAGAAAAGTCAAAAAAATCTGCTAACGAAGAATTAAAAGAATATGCTGAAAGAATAATAAAGCAAAAGGAAAATAAAAAATGATTATAATTATTTTAGGTGTATTATTTTTTACATTATTTATTTTATCAGTATATGGTATCTTTAAAAGTGAAAAACAAATGTTTTTAGAAGAACATAAAGAAAAATAATTATGGACGATATTATAAAATTAATTGTAATTATTTGGATACTTTATTATGTATTCAATTATAATAAGTAAAAAAGCCCCCATTAAGGGGGCTATTTTAATTTAAAAACTAATTAAATATGTAGCGTAACGTCCTTCATCTTTATTCATCATAAGAAGTTTTTGTCCGGCTTTAGAAAATTTGCGAGTATTCGTAGCGAAACTATCTGTACCGCATAACGAAGGATTGATGATCATTTCAACACCTTTTTCATCGAGTTCACGAGAATGATGAAAATGACCCATACAAATGTAATCAGGTATCTGTTTTAAAAACAATGCAAGATTATCGATTGCTTTATTAAAGCTATCACGATGACCATGTACACCAATTATTTTTTGTCCACATACTTCAGTAAAGATAATTTCATCGTTTAATGTATTTTCATTAAAATGAATACGGTTATTTCCTTTTAAGCGTTCTTGTAAGAACCATGGGATAATATCGTTAAAAGATTCGGCATTCATAGCTTCTTCTTTAGAAGGAGTTACTCGATCATGGTTACCACGACAAAAATAAAGTTCGATATTAAATTCTTCACTAAGTTTAGTGAATAAATTTCCGAGTGATTCACTTACGCCAATAGTCTGTTGAATAATATTTTCTTGAGATTCAATTCGTGTTTGTACATGAATCCAACCATTAATCATATCGCCTAAAGTTAAAATATGAATAGTTTTAATTTTATTTAATAGGCAATATTCTCGAGTTTTATTTAATAATTTTTCGACACGTTGGTGAAAAATTTCATCGTTAAACTTATTGAAGAAATTATCGCTTACTTGACCTTTATGCCAATCACTCAATAAAAGAACAGCTTCAGATTCACCATTTTGTAAATCTTTTATTTCATATTGCAAAGGTTCAAGTTCTTTAATAGAATTAGTAATTAATTCTTTTAAAAGAAATTGTTCGCTAATATCTTTTAATTTTCTATTAATAGCCGATCTATTTTTACTATTCACATTTTTGGTGTGCGCATTTAATAATAAATTAACTGTCGTATCGTTTAAACTTTGTTCTGTCATTACAGGAGCTAATGATTTTCTGAAATCATTAAAGTAGCTGCCGACAGTTGATTGATCAATTTCTATATCGTAAAATTCTTTAGCTAAATCAATGATTCGATTATATGTAATATGTTTATTATTTTTCTTTGCTAAAAACATTTTATACAGCCAAGAAACAAAATCTTGTTCTTCTTCTGGTCTGTACTTTGATTGTAAAGTAGGACTCTTAACCTTTTCCATTGTATACCTCTTTAATAATAAATATATTAAGAATTCTCATTGATTTTATTATATACTATATTAAGGCATATAGCAACTAGCTTTATGGTTTGTTAAGAAAATGTCAAGTATATATATATACCTAAAAAATATTTGTCTGCATCATATAAATTTGGTATAATGATATTAAAGAATTTCAATGATCAAATACTATATATTGTATATTCTTTGCGTAATATATTCTTAGTTCTACAAGAACTTGAATACGCAGACATTGAATGATCACCAATGCTGCTTTTTTTAATCCCTAATTCTAGATAAGAGGTTAAATAAATGGAAAAAGTTTTATTTGGCGGCAATAATTATATTATTATGCCGCAAGCTAAAAGACTCTTAGGTACATTACCTTGTGATTGTGATGAAATTATTCTTGATTCTGAAGGTAATTCACATTACGTACAATTTCATTATGAAGGAAAACAAACTTTAAAAAGATATACATTAAAGCATCAATATGCTGATAATGAAAAAGTAATTACTGTTTCTCCTAACGTATATTGGTATGCTGATCTAGGACGTCTTAAACAAGATATTAAAGTTAAAGATGTAGTTAGATTTTCTCCTTCTGATAAGGGATGGATTGTTACTAAAATTGAGGAAGCGCCCAACGAGGACTCTTATTCACTCTCTTTTAATACTAATGAGTTATCTCTTATTATAGAAGGAACTGAATTAGTAATTAAAAAGGATTAATAATGTTAGTTATTAAACGTGATGGTCGTAAAGTAAATTTCGATAAAAATAAAATTATTGTAGCTATAGAAAAAGCTCAACACTCGTTATTAAAAGATAATAAAAAAATTGCAGAATCTATTGCTAATGAAATTGCTAATGAAGCAATTATGATGCAAGAACTTGATATTAAACGAATCGAAAAAATGGTATTCGATTTGTTAGTTAAACATAAACAAAAAGATGTAGCTCGGGCTTATGAAGGTTATCGAGCAGTACGAGAATATCGTAGAGAACATAACACTTCTGATAAGGATATTCTAGGTTTATTAGATGGTTCCAATATTGAAACTATAATGGAAAATTCTAATAAGAATGCTAAATTAAATTCTACATTAAGAGATTTAATCGCTGGCGAAGTAAATAAAGATTTAGCTAAAAGAAAAATTTTGCCGCCAGAAATTGTTGATGCTCATAATAATGGCATCTATCATTACCATAAAGAGATTGTGGCTTAATACAGTAATGTATTATGAAAAACTTTGTGAACTGCTAAGCAGGTGTTGCAATAATCACTATCATGTGATATAGTATAGGAAATGATACTTTAATATTGCAGCTAACCGGGGACGACAGAATCCGGTGCCAAGCTTTGGAGGTTACAATGATATTTAAAAAATTTTATAATTATGATATTTATGAAGATGGAAAAATATTTTCTCATTATTCAAATAAATTTTTAAGCCCAGATATTGTTAATGGAGGTTATCTTCAAGTAACATTATCTATTGATAGAAAACCAAAGCGATTTAAAGTTCATAGACTTGTTGCTATGCTATTTTTAGAAGAAAATATATATAATAAACCAACTGTAAATCATATTGACGGTGTAAAAAATAACAATCATTATTCTAATTTAGAGTGGGCTACAATAAAAGAAAATAATCAGCATGCAATAGATACTGGATTAAGAAATGTATCAGAATCTAATAAGAGAAGATGGCTTGATGATGATTTTAGAGAAAGAGTTTCTTCTAAAATATCAAAAACTCAGATGGAAAATGGCACAAATAGAGGGTCAAATAATCCTAGATATAAATATATTATTTTATATGATAATAAAATAATACAAAGATCTGAATTATCCAAACTTATTAATATGGCTCAAAGTACAACAGATGTTATAATTAAAAAAGCAGCTAATGGAAAATATCATAAAAAATTAATAGAATTAAATATTATTATAACTAAAAAAGAAGGTCAATCGACTATCGAAAGTACTTCAAATGAAGGTAAATGAGTAGAGTAGAATAATTTTGAAATAAATTATTCGAAGCGCAAAGCATCCTTAAATAGGGATGATGATATAGTCAGTGTAATAAATGGATCTCGATTATGCAGTACAACCAAATTTTAACTGTTGCGTATTTGATTTAAAAGATATGTTAGATAATGGAACAGTTATTAATGGAAATATGGTAGAATCACCTAAATCTTTCCAAGTTGCTTGTACTGTAACAACTCAGATTATACAGTCCGTCAGTAGCGGACAATATGGAGGGCAAAGTGTTTCTGGAATAGACGAAATTCTTGCTCCCTATCTTAAAAAATCTTATGATAAATATTTAGAATTTTTTAAAAATGAAAAAAATAAAGAATCTTTAGCAGAAAAAATGATGCTTAAAGAATTAAAAGATGGAATTCAAACAATTCAATATCAAATTTTAACATTAGCAGGTTCCAATGGTCAATCACCATTTGTCACTTTAGGATTATATTTTAATCCTAGAGGAAAATTTTCTAAATATGCAGCTTTAATTTGCAAAGAAATATTAGAACAAAGATATGCTGGTGTTAAAAATTCTGATGGAATTCCACAAACACCAGTATTCCCTAAATTAATTTATATGTTAGATGAACATAATGCTAAACCAGGTTCTAAATATTATTATTTAACAAAATTAGCAGCAAAATGTACAGCAAAGAGAATGTATCCTGATTTTATTTCTGCAAAAATAATGAGAAAACAATTTGATGGAGAATTATTCTTTCCAATGGGCTGTAGGAGTTTCCTATCTAATTGGATTGATCCAGATACTGGAAAATATAAATGGGCCGGAAGATTTAATTGTGGTGTTGTATCTTTAAATTTACCGCAAATAGCAATTTTAGCCAATAAAAATATTGATAAATTTTGGTTTTTATTGGATGAAAGATTAGAAATGTGTCATAAAGCTTTGAAATTTAGACATGATTTATTATTAGGAACTATTAGTGATGTGTCACCAATCCATTGGCAACACGGTGCTATTGCACGTTTAAAACCAGGAGAAGTTGTTGATAAGTATTTAAAAAATGGTTATTCTACCTTGTCTTTAGGTTTTGTTGGCGTATATGAAGCAGTATTATCTTTAACTGGTGAAACTCATACTAAACATCAAGATTTAGCATTAGAAATTGTTAGACGAATGAAGCAAAAAACAATTAATTGGAATAAAGAAGAAAATCTTGGTTATGGTTTATATGGTAGTCCTGCAGAATCTTTAATTTCTAGATTTGCTAAAATTGATAAAGAAAAATTCGGTGACATCAAAGGTATTACAGATAAAGGTTATTATACTAATAGCTATCATGTTTTTGTTGGTGAACAAATTGATGCATTTAAAAAATTAGATTTTGAAGCACCATTCCATGAGTATGCTTCTGGTGGTTGTTTAAGTTATATTGAAATGCCTAATATGCAACATAATTTAGATGCAGTAGAAACATTAATTCAATATATTTATGACCATGTTAGATATGCTGAATTTAATACTAAATCTGATTATTGTAAAAATTGTGGATTTGAAGGTGAAATCATTTTCGATAAAAATCATAAATGGACTTGTCCTAAATGTGGTAATCAAGACCAGTCCAAAATGACTGTAACAAGACGCTCATGCGGATATTTAGGAAGCAACTTCTGGAATGAAGGTCGTACTAAAGAAATTCAATCCAGAGTTCTTCATATTTAAAAATTTTATTATAAGAGTTACGATTAATTTCGTAGCTCTTATTTTTTATTTAAGGTGATTATATTGGGCAAAAATTTTATAGAATTACTTCTTAAAGATTATAAGACTCTTGAAGAAACTAAAAGACAATTAAAAGAAGATTATACTCTTATGGCTCAACAAATAATTGATTTAGAAAGAAAATTAAGAACTGAAATTAGATATCAACAAGCTGAAATTAATCATTTAAAGTTTGTAATTGATGATCTTAAAATTCAGTTGTATAGTAAAGGAAATAATTAATGGCTAAAATAATTGTATTAGATGGTGGCGATGGTTGTGGTAAAGCAACTCAAGCTAATTTATTGGTGAATAAGCTCAATCATGATGGTTATAATGCTCATTTATTAAGTTTCCCTAACTATCAGTGTGAATCTTCTTCTTTAGTTAAAATGTATTTGAATGGTGACTTTGGTAATCATTCAGATATTAAACCAGAAGTAACTAGTTTATTTTTTGCACTCGATCGTTATGCAACATTAATGAAACAATGGAAACATATTTTAGATCAAGATGATGCCATTATTATTTGCGATCGATATACTACTTCTAATGCTTTATATCAAATGATTCGTTTTGAAGGCAGACAACAAGGCCAATTTATTAAATGGCTTCATCAGATGGAATATGATTTATTAGAAATTCCAAAACCAGATTTAGTCGTATTATTAAGTTTGCCTATTAAAATTCGTGCTAATTTATTAAATGAACGCACTGGTAAAACTGGTGGTAAGGATACCGATATCCACGAATCAGATATTAATTATCTGAATAAAATAGATAAAGCATATAATTCTTTAAGTAAATATTATAATTGTATTAAAATTAAATGTAATAAAGGGAATGATATTTTGGCACCTGATCAGATTCATTCTCTTATTTATGAACAATTAAAAGAAAGTGGTATATTAAATGGATAATCCTAATAAAGTATATCTATTATATATAGAAGATAAATTAGAATCAGCTTGGTATAACGAAGAAAATATGTTATCGGAATATCAAGATCTTTTAGATAATGGATATACCGAAGAAGAAATATATTATAAAACATGTTATATTAATGACTTTAATGAATAGGAAATAATATGAATTACGGTCAAATTAGAGAATATGATATTGCTAATGGATTAGGAATTCGTGCTACTTTATTTGTTACAGGATGTAGTCATCATTGTAAAGGATGCTTTAATCAAGAATATTGGTCGCATACATCCGGTGAAAAGTTCACAAGAGATGTGGCGACTCAATTAAAAGATTATCTTAAACATCCTCAAGTAGCTGGTCTAACTATTCTTGGCGGAGAACCATTTGAAAATGTTGAAGGTCTTTGCAATTTTATTGATTCTTTCAAAAATAAAAGCTGGTTCAAGAATAAAGATATTTGGTGTTATTCTGGTTATACTCTTGATCAGATTATTAACGATGAATTAAAAACTCAGTTATTAAAACGTATCGATGTATTAGTCGACGGTAAATTTGTTGAAGAACTAAAAGATCCGTCTTTAAAATTTAGAGGATCTTCTAATCAAAATATTTATAAAATTAAATATGATGGTAAAACAATTAATGTTGACGAATATTTAGAATTGCTTTAAAATAAGAAGGTGATTTAATATGGGATTAAAATCAGTGGTAAAAAAAGTGATTTGGCGTATTGATGATATGTATCACGATATTACGCTAACTCCTAAAAAAGAATGGGAAATTGCAAGACTCAAACGAGAACTTGAAGCCGAACGAGCTAAAAATAAATTTCCACACATTAATCGCATACAGCCATAATGATGGTAATATTTAATATAGTGCGCAGGTGAAAGTGAGTCGTGCCAATAAAATAAGTGGTGGGCCGACTGCGCACTTGTTTGTTTATGAACAAAAGGATTATTATGAATAACGCATTAGAAAAAGTTACTAAAAGATTTAAAGATGTAATCATTAGTGAAAAAGATCATTGCACACGTGTTATTGCAACTGAAAATAATCGCCAATTATACATCGATATTTATCAAGATGTTGTTCTCGCCTTTGATGGTATTAACGAACAGATTGAATTAAAAACGGAGGAAGAATTAGATAATTATCTAGCTTCTGTATAAATCATGAAAGATTATCTATTTATTTTATCGTTAGTAATTTCTTTATCGCAATTAATAGAATGGAAATATAATGTATTAGGAATGCTTGATTCCGTATTTTATTCTTTTATAATTACTACGATAATTTATATATTAGTGTGTATATATAATAGATATAAAAGGTAAAGAAATGCTAACTAATTGGGAAAAAACTTTTCCTGGTCAAATTATTAAATATAATAATAAAAAGTATGTTTTTATTTGCATCGAAGATTCTAATATGATTAAAATTCAAGATGTTAATTCATNATTAAAATTCAAGATGTTAATTCATAAAAAGAATATATTGTAGAATCTAGCGATTGTATTCCTTTGTCGGATCTAGGTGACGAAACAGACTAAGCCTTTTGGCGTCCGTTTTTATCGAGGTGAACTGTCCCCATCCTGGGGCCATTCACCTCTTTTCTCTTTTCTTATTTAATGTTATAATATTCATGTGAAGTAATATTTTTACTATTTATTTTAATGAGGTTTCATAAATGAAGAAATACGTGACGTATTCTCCTGACGAAATCTTATTTTTTTGTGAAGATCCTAAAGATAAAATTGTATATTCTATTTTAGATTTGGATAAAACAGAAATGGAACTTGTTGAACAATTCTGTTCTGATTTATCTTATGATCATAGTAAGGCATATACAATTCTTGCAAAAAACGGAATTATTTCTAAAGAATTTGCAAGTTTAAAGTTGGCTATATTAATTCAAGATCTTCAAAAAGAATTAGATAAATTACTGGAGGATTAAATGAGAAGATTTGAAGTTGTTTCGCGCTGTAAAAATATGAATGTAGAACTCCCGAAAAGAAAAACAAAAAAATCGGCTGGTTATGACTTTTTTGCTATCGAAAATTTTACATTATATCCTAATAAATTATGTATCGTTCCGACAGGTGTTAAAGCATATATGGAAGATAACGAAGTATTATATTTACATATTCGATCTTCCGTAGCATTTAAACGTGGTGTTAGAATGTTAAATTCTATCGGTGTAATCGATGCAGATTTTGTTGATAATCCTGATAACGAAGGCGAAATTTCTTTGGGCTTACTATCCCATAATGACGATATCGTTCATATTAAAAAAGGTGAACGTATCGCTCAAGGCGTTTTTCATAAGTTTTTAATTACTGACGACGACAATGCAAAAGATCAGCGTGTCGGCGGTATTGGAAGCACCGACAAATAAATAGTATTTTAAAAGCAGTATAATACTATTTATACTGCTTGTTTTTATGTTACGAGGTAAACATGCCAGCAACTAATTTACAAAAAGCATGTAAACGAGCTATTGAATCTTATCAAGATCTCAATATGTATAAATTAAATATCGTGCTTTACTTTATGAACAAATTACACGAATTCAAATTAAACGAACCATTTTTTGTCGAAGAATTTAAATTCGATGACGAAATGGGTCCTTTTTTGGATGAAGTGAAAGAGGCTTACGGTCAATATAATTTATATAATATTCCGGAATTCGGAGCTAATAATATTTTTGACGAAGAATATATCGTTACATTAAATGAAAAAAATGAAATTGCTACTGAAGACGACAAGAAGACACATGAAATTGTTGTCGATTGGAATCAAGATGGTACATATACAGAAATGGATATGTCTTTTGATAAGCAAGTTGAAGAAAATATTTTCGAATTTATTAAAGCTTCGATGGAACCATTAGAAACTACTGGTCTTTTATATTTCTATGAAAATTCTAAAGATCCGGAACAAAAAGTCGAATTATTTTTATCCGATAAATTAGCTGAATATTTAAAAGTTAAACAAGCCGGATTTCCTGAACCAGATAAATCAAAACAAATTAAAACTATCGATCGAGAAGATATTAAAAATGAGATTACAGTTGAAGAGGTAATGGCTAGATTAAATCGAGCTAAAAAACCTTTGTAATATATAAGGTTGAAGGAGGCTCGAAATGGCTGATAAAAAAGAAACAGATTTATCTAAACGAGAATCTGAATTGGTAGAATTGCTCGATAAGTTTGTTCAACAATATAACTCTTGGGGTTATACTGAAGACGGACAATTATTATATGATAAAGCAATGCATATGCTGGCAACAGATCATGCTATTTATGCACGTATGCCTATTATTTGTAAAGGTGAAAATTGTATTTATAAAAACGATCCTTTACATAAAGCCGGTATTGTTAAAGTTGGAGAACCATGTATTTGTGAAACGACTTTAATTGCATCTAAATTCGCACAATACCAAGAAGAATTTAAATTAGATGAATCTTCCTATACAGACAAAGTATTAGTTCATGAACTAATTACATTAGACCTTCTTATTTCTAGAGCTATGCAGTATATTAATAACAAAGATTATGAACCTGTAGTCGATGTCGTTACTAATATTACTGAAACAGGTCAAGAAATTACTCAACCTATGGTTTCTAAAGGTATTGAATTATATACTAATTTAGTTCAAAAACGAGATAAAGTTTTTGAATTATTGTCTGCTACACGTAAAGATAAAATTAGAAATAACGTTGATTCTCTTGACCATGATACAGCTCTTATTAATAGTTTGGCCGACGATAGTTTCTTTATCTCACAACAAGAAATCGAGGCAGAAAGAGATTCGAGGTTAAAATAGTATGGGTTTTCCTGCTAGCGCTATTATTAGAGGCGCTAAAGGAGCCGGGTTAAAAGGCTCTAAAGCAGTAGCTACAAAATTAAATGGTGCTATCGATCATACCTCAACAACAAAAGCATTATTCGATTTTGCTAATGCTAGAAGTATGAATCAAAGTTCTTTTATGAGAACAATCGATCCATCTCTCACTGTTAGTCGTGGTATAAAAGCTGCCGAAAATAATTTCGGTCTTGGCAATTCTACTAGAGCGGCATATTTAGACGATGCATCTTTTGCTCGTTATCAAGAAAAATTTGCTAACGATGCTTTTAGAAGTAGATTTTCTTCTAACAATACTGAAGAAGCAATGCAAGCTAGTAAAGAACTTGATGATTTTTTCAGTGCAAAAGATACGAATTATGACAAAGCTCGTGCATTGTGGCAAGGCGTAGCCGGTGTTTCTACTGCATATCGTGTAGCTACAGGCGGCGGTGTATACCGTGATAAAAACGGTGAATTTAATATTATTGGCGTTCCTGGTATTTAATTATGGGTGCTATATTTAATACAGGCAAAAAGCTTGTTAATAAAATTAGTACACATCTTAATGCACCTAGTTATATAAAGAATAGTAATGTTATCCACGATATTAAAGATACGGCAATTAAAGCTGTTAATACAGTGGATAATCAGGTTAAACAAGCTGTATCTAATACAGCTACTACAGCTGAAAAACAATATGGTCCTAAATATATGCCTGGCCGCGACACTATGAATTCTATATTCAGTGGTGGCAATGATTATATAAAAGTAAAAGATCCTAGTAGTTATCAATTAGATAAACATTATGGATTAACCAATTATGGTTGGGGTGTTACTGGCGGATTATTAACATTAGGAGCTGTAAATAATACTGGAGAAGCAATTGGCGATATTAATTCGACAGATCATATCGGTTCGATTGGTACTGTTACTCCAGTTAATCCTATACAATCTGCTAGCAATAATTTAACACCGGCAAATGCTTTTGATAATATGGGCGCGTCAGGCGATATTAATTTTGCATTAAGACGAAATAATATTAAAGCGCCAGGTACATTATAATGAGTTTATTAAATTTAGGTAGCAAAGTTGTTGGTGGATTTAAAACTGCAGCTGGTGAAGGCGCAAGAGCGGCTGGTAAAACAACAGCTGGTAAAATGCTATGGGAAAATAAAACTAATTTAGCATTAAGTTCTGGTTTTAGTTATATGACATATGACGATGCATTAAACGATGGTAAAACTAAAAGCGAAGCTTTAGGTGAAGCCGCGTTTACTTTAGGTACAACAGCATTGTTAGGTCCATTGGCCGGAATCGGAATGGATTTGTTATATCATGCTAGTCCTGCTATGGTTGGTATTGCTAATGATTTAGCACAACAAGGAAGACAACAAGCTCAACAATCATATCGTCCTTTCTCATGGATAAATCCAGTTAATTCTCAACAATACGCTACAATGAGACAAGCAGGAATGGCTCTTGCTCAGCAATCACAATATAATTTACAAACAACTATGATGGGGCAAGAAGGTAAAGCATTCCATAAATAAAATTTATGGCACAAAAAGATTATTCCATTCAGGAATTAATGAGAATGCCTTTAGAAGAATTAGTTAAATTAGATTATACTAAATTATCTAAAGAAGGCAAATTAGTAGTTATAAAAAGAGACCCAGTCATGTGGGCTAAATCTTTTATCCAGATTTACAATATAGATTTAGATAAATATGCTCCTTGGTGTCCTCGTTGGTATCAAGCTGAAATGCTTCGAGATCGATCACTTCGTAAAGTATTTCGATGTGGCCGTCGTTGCATTGCAGATTGGTCTGAATTACAGGATCCATATACTGGCGAAATAAAAACTGTAAAAGAATTATTAGATACAAATCAAAATTTCTCGACATTAGCATTCGACGATAATTATCAAGTCGAAATAGTGGATAATTGCTCAATAATGGAAAATGGTATTAAACCATTGTATCGTGTAACGACGCAAACTGGCCGTCAAATTGACGCAACAAATAATCACCCATTATTAACAGCACTTGGTTGGCAAGAAATTAAAGATTTGACTGTCGGAGAATATATTGGCATTCCGACGAAATTAAATTATTTTGGTGATAATAGTATAGAAGAAACAGAATTAAAGTTATTAGCTCGTAAGATTAATAAAGATAAATCTTCTGAAAAAACATTACCAAAAGAAATATTTACTTTAAATAAAGAAGCAATGTCTATCTTTGTTTCTGAATTAATTCTCGATGCTTTCGATACCACAGAGAATAAACCTATCGAAATGTTATATCATTCTTGTTCTCGTAAATTAGTAAAACAATTATCACATCTTTTATTAAGATTTGGTATTATTACTAAGATAGAACAAGAAAATGATAAATATTCTTTAGGTTTTAATTCCAATAAGTTGTATCGAAAAATTAGAAATAAATCTCGATCTCGAGCAATGTACTGTATTTATCATTCGTATAAATATCAACAAGTATCCGAAACTTTAAATCAATTATTTTTAGGCGAGATAAAATTAAATCCTCTCGATAAAAAAGATTTTAAAAAAGTAGAATTCGGAAGGTTGTCGATCGAAGAATTTTTAAAATCGAGACCATTAAATAAAAATGAAGCAAGAGAATTTGCTAATTTATTTAAATATGAAAGTATCGAAGATATATTATATGGAGATATATATTGGGACAGAATTGTTTCGATAGAATATCTTGGTGAATATCCTACGTATCATATTAATGTACCAGGATATCATAATTTTATATCGGACGATATTATTTCACATAATACAGGTAAAACCGAAACAATGGTAGTTGAGGCGCTATTTAATGTATTTACTCGCCGCAACTTTATCCACATGTTCGTTACGCCTTATCAATCACAAGTTCGAATGATATTCGATAATATCCGTCAGAAGATTGACAGTTCTGCCTTAATTAAACGAGAAGTAACTAGATCTACTACTAATCCATTTTTATTAGAATTTTCTAATGGATCCAAGATAGTAGGCTTTACTACTGGTGCTGGTTCAGGTATGAGTGCTGCATCAATCCGCGGATGGCGTGCAGATTGGATATCACTCGATGAAATGGATTATATGGGTGAAGGCGATTTCGATACTGTATACGCTCTTTGTATGGAACGTGATACTATCGGAATGACATGCTCATCTACTCCAACTGGTAGACGATCTAAGTTCTATGAAATTTGTACTCGCCGAGAATTAGGGTTAGAATAAAATTTTAGGTTTTTTATAGCAATTCCATCCATATTATAGTAATATATAATTGTAAATATTTTATATATATATAATAAAAGGAATTGTTTGTTATGATTAATAAAAATGAATTAGAAAATAAATTAAAAGAAAAATCTGTAATTCAAATAGCTAAAGAATACAATTGCTCAGAAAATACAATTAGAAGAGCAATGAAAAAATATGGATTAGTAAAAAATTCAAAAAAACAATACCAAGATAAAGAAACTTTATTAAAAATGCTTCAAAATAATACAACTGAAGAAATTGCAAAATATTTTAAAGTTGATGAACATACTATCTCTAGATGGGTTAATAAAAATAATATTTCTTTTAATGATAAAAAACTTTACAGAAATAAAGAATGGCTTGATCAAAAATTAAAAGAATATAGTGGCTCTTTATCTGAAATATCTAAAGCAACTGGTTATAAAAAAGATACAATGCTTGAATGGTGTTACAAATTTAATTTAAAGCATACACCAGAATTTAATAGAAAATATGATTTAAATACTGATTATTTTAAAGAAATAAATTCTGAAATAAAAGCATATTATCTTGGATTTGGCATGGCTGATTTTGGCGTAAGTAAAAATTGTTATTTATTTGAATTCAGATTAAAAAAAGATGATAAATATATTATTGAAAAATTGGCAAAAGAATTAAATTATACTGCTGATTTGTATCACTATAAAAATAGTATTCGCGAAGGATATTCTTTAACTATTTCTTCTAAAGATATATGTAAAGATTTAATTTATCATGGAATTGTTCCTAATAAATCAGGAAAAGAAGTTTTGCCAAATACTGTTCCTAAAGAATTAATAAAACATTTTATTAGAGGATTTATAGATGGTGATGGCTGTATAGAAGCAAATATAAAAAGACTTTCGATATGCAGTATGTCTTATAATATTTTATTATCAATTAAATTGTTCTTAGAAAGAGAATTAAATATAAAAGAATATGATATTAAGCCGACATTAAAAGAAAGTGGCAATATTTTATATTATTATAAAATATATAGTAATTCTTTTATGAAAGTTCTTAATTATTTATATAAAGATTCTACAATATATTTAACTAGAAAATATAACAATTATTTAATTCATTTAAATAAAGATATTAATCGTAAAAATAAAAAAAACTTAAATAAGGCCCCATTATTAAGTAATTAATAATTGCAAACCTTTTGAATTGCTGGAATATCCTTTAAGGACAATCAGCAGCGAAATCTTATTTTTTTTAATAAGAAACGTTCAACGACTATCCCTATATGGGAGTAGGGTCAAGCGACTCGAAGCGGAAGGTATCCTTTTTAAGGATAAAGATATAGTCTGAGCTATATGGTAACATATAGAAGGTTATGAGTAGCGATCATAATCGCAACAAAACTGTTAAAGAACATTATCATCCTACACAGCATAACCCTATGTGGTCAGATGCTATGGAAGAAGAATTCCGAAACACTTATGATAACAATGCTTATACTCATGAAGTATTAGCAGAGTTTGGTGTTGAAGAAGCTGGCGTATTCGATAAAATAAAACTTGAAGAAGCTACCAAAATTGATAATTATGTGTATTATGATCGAGATAAATGGCGTCCTGTAGCGACAGGTCTTGATGATAGAAATGTAAAAGAAATACATAAATTACCTTCTGGTAAAAAAATATACACTCCTAATGTATTTAGATGCGTCGGCGTGGACTGGGATTCGACCTTAGGGTTATTGGAGTTGATTGGAAAGCTGTTTGACAAATTTCTCCAATATAAAAAGAGTCCTCTCGTTAAGTAATTAATGAGTAATAAACCGGTTGAATTGCTGGAAGGCTTAACTGCTAATCAGCAGCGAAATCTTATTTTTTTTAATAAGAGACGTTCAACGACTATCCCGCAAGGGAGTACATTACAAGCTATTGGTAATGGAAGCGGCCGGTATCCTATTAATTAGGATAAAGATATAGTCTGATCTATATAGAAATATATAGCAGTTCATAAGAGAACGTATAATGGTGTAGCGCCCATTATAGAACATAATGAAAAGTCAGGCCCCGACATCTATACTTGTATTAGAGTATGATAATGTATTTAATAAATTTAGAGTTATTAATAGAACAGAAATTGAATCTTCAGAATTTACATTTGATAAAGCTGTTAAAAAAATCATAGATATTAATGCTATCTATAATCCGTCTTATATCTATTTAGATAGAGGTGCAGGCGAATATCAATTAGAAACATTAAAGATTTATGGTCAACAACATCCAGAATCTGGGCTCGATAAAAAAATCGTAGGCTTTATGTTTTCTGAAAAAATTGATGTTCAAGATCCTATTACTGGTGTTCTTGAGAAAAAACATTTAAAACCTTTTATGGTTAATCAATTATCTATTCTTATTGAACGCGGTAATTTAATATTAAGTCCTTGGGATAATCATATATATAAACAATTAATTGATTATCGTGTCGAAAAAATTACTTCTGCTGGCGTACCTCAGTACTGCAGTGAAAATGAACATTTTGTCGATGCATTAGGACTTGCTTATTTAGCTTTTGTTCAACATTTTCCTGAATTAACTAAATTAGTTAAAAAGAAATATTATGATACAGTTTATAGGGTTCATAAGGGCAATATGTTGCCTACTTTTGAAAAACGTGATTTAGAAAATCCATGGACCGAACAAAAGAAAAAATACGAATCTTCCGATGAAGCATGGGAACAAGTTCCTTTACATGATTCATTCGGTAGTCGATCTACTCCGAGAAAACAAGGTTATGCTCGGAATAAATTTACAAGGACATTATTTTAATGGACGAAGAAAAGATTTTATATAGGCCGTCAATTGAGCCAGAACGACATTATGAAAGTGACGGCTCATTTGAACATCCTAAACTTAGGGAATATATAGATCCTATTCCTTATTCACCTTCTGAAGATAAAAAATCTGACATAGATTCCTTATTAGAAGATTTAAAAACTGTATATAATCTTTTACCTTTTATTCCTATACAAATAAGACCTATTATTGAAACAATGATCGTAACTATTACAACAGATACGATTATTAGAATTGATCCTCCGGATCCTATTACTCCATTACCTCCAGAGAAAGAAGATCCGGGAAAATTCATTCCTGTTTTTCCTAAAGAAGAAAATAATAAAAGTAATATTCCTAAACCGAAAGATGATGATCCATTCGGTTTTCCTGATGTCCCAGTTGTCGATGTTAAACAAGGTAAATCTCAAAACTTAGACAAATTAGTTTATAGTTGGACAAAAGGAAATTTAGTTAGAGTTAAAAAACATTGGATAGAAAAACTTAAAGATTATCTTCAAGATTATCTATCCAAAATGTTTCATGCCGTTCAACTTGCTGGAGCAGAAGATATTACTGTTTTACTTTTAGCATTTGATGGATTAGCTGTTAAAACGACATCTGGTAAAAAATGTAAAGTTGCGCATGATACTATCGTAAGAAATGAATTGCTTATGAGAGAAAAAGCTAAAATGATGGCTAAATTATATGGAGCCGATGAGCTTATTCGATTCATGAGAAGTATAGAAGCATGTGCACAAACTCGGCAAGAATATTATAATCATGAATTTTTGTCATATTGTCCGACAATGTTAAGTCAATATGAAAATGATTTTTTACGTTCTTATCGAAATATTTACGATCAAAAATATGTTAATTCTATTTATCAGTATAATAAATTATTATTATCTTCTGCAGAATTAACTAAAGATGTTTTTGATTTAACAGTAGAAAATGCATTAGCTAAAGGCGTTCTTATTAACAATAATATTAATCCATTTGAACAAACTCCAATTCCAGATCCTGTATTCTATTTAAATAGTTTGACTCCTGAACCTGGTAAAGTTGGCGCTAATGGATTATCTTCTACAGGTAATTATGGCAATGTAAAACCAGGATCATTAACTGATAGAGTTCTTAATGGTAGTGGAGGTACTGGACAAATCGATACAGATTTTACTAAAGCAATAACTTCTGGCTTAATTGGCCAGACAATGGATAATGGAACAGATGGTTGTGTCGAATTTGCAACTAAATTTGGTTCTTATTATTCTAAATTCTTAGCTAACGAATTAGCTAATGGAGTTGTCGGTGTGTCTAAATTAATTTCAGATGCTGCTGCAATCGGATTAAATGTGACTAGCGGAACTCCGTCAAAAGGTGATATAATACTATATGGGGATTCTCACGTAGTAATTGCCGATGGTGCTGGTGGTTATTATGGCAATTCCTCATCTCAAAATCAAGCAATCCATGGAAGTGACTATACTAAAATGGGTGGCTTATCTTATACAGGTTTTATTCCGTTAAATGGGAAATAATAAATGGAAATAAAAAACTTTTTTACTTCCGTTACTGAAGCCGAAACTAAAAGAGTGAATAAAAGCTTAGCTGGTAAGGCTCGTGATACTTTGATCCGAGCCAAATCAGTTGTACTTGGTAAATTTTCTTCTAGAGAAGCAACGAATCCAGGTGCAACCGGTTATGATTTATCAAGAATTAAAAAAGCTATTTTAACTGACTCTTATTTGGCTGTAGCTATTCGGAAGTTTTCTCAGCTTATTACTAAAGCTGGATATCAAATTAAATCCAAAAACGAAGAAGCTTCTAAATATATTGAAGATAGAATTCGAATTATTGAATATCGATCTAAGATTCCTTTTTATATTTTAGTAACTTCTATCGCTAAGGACTTGTATACTTACTCAAATTCGTATATAATTAAAACTAGAGATAACGAAACAGAAAAATATGGTGTTAAGGCCGAGAAAATTTATTCTGGTGGCTCTATCTCTGGATTATTTTTAGCAGATCCTACTCAAGTATCTATTCAACGTGATGATAAAGGAAGCATCGATCATTATTTAATTAATAATGAAGAATATAAACCTGACGATGTTATTCACCTTTATATTGATAAAATGAATAATGCTGATTATGGTACGTCTCGAATTTTTTCTGTATTAGAAGACGTTACTATGCTCAGAAAAGCTGAAGGGTTAGTAATGACGATTTTATATCGTTTCGCTATCCCTATTTTGCATGTTAAAGTAGGTAATGTTGCAGAAGGTCAGTATGCAACACAAAAAGAAATTGACGATGCTCGTGATGCTATGGAAGATTTACCTAACGATGGGTTCTTAGTTACTAATGAAAGAACTCAAATCGAATCAATTACTCCGAATATGCAAGCTAATCAATTGTTAAGTTTTTTAACTTATTTAGAAGAACGTGTATTTACTGGGCTTAATGCATCTAAATCTTCAATGGGTCGTGGCGGTGGACAAAATTCTGCCGACAATACCGAAGCCTTAATGCATGATGAAGTTCGAGCATTTCAAAATGTTATTTCTTCTTTTTTAGAAAAATATCTATTTACAGAAATGTTATTAGAAGGTGGATTTAATCCACTTACTAATCGCGATGATTGCGTACATCTTGCATTTAATGAAGTTAGTATCGATACTAAAATTAAAATTGAAGCTCATACAATTCAAAAATATCAAGGTAATCTTATTAGCTTACCAGAAGCTCGTCGAGATCTTGGGTTTGATAACGATGTCGATGAAAAAGAAATGTATGCATTTAAAGTTACTCAAGCTTCTCAACTTGAAGTTATCGATGCACAAACTAAATCGGCAATTGAAGTTGCTAACAATGCTGCTAAAAATCAAGAAAAACTACAAAAGGAGCAAGCTAAAGTTTCTAAGCCTGAAGACGATTTAGATAATAGAAAATTTAACGGTAAAAAAGCTTCGAATAAACCTAATGGTTATTTCAGTAATATTGCAAATCCTCAAAATCAAAATACCGACGATTTAAAAACTAAAGAATCTTTAGATTTTACTGAGGCAAATACTGATGACAATATAGATGAGTATAAGAAAAAATTTAAGGATATTGACGCAATATACAATAACTTAAGTAATATACTCACGAACAGTAATGATATTTCTACTGAAGAAGCCGAGATTATGAACTTCTTAAAGAAACACATAAACGAAGCTGCTAAAGAAGGTATTATTGCTGCTCAAGCGAACAACAAAACTAATAATAAGATGATTGATCCTGTAACTGAATCAATAGAAGAATATTCTTCAAAAAAAATTCATAAGATAATGTCCGATATTGTCGAGACGGTCAAAAATAATAAAGATAAAATATACATCGATAGTCAAATTTCAAAAAATGAATATCGCCTTCGATTTTTATGTGATTATGTAATTCGTAAAACATATTGGTTTAATTATGTTATGCAATGTAAAGCTGACGGAGTTAAAACAATCGAAATTCAATTTGAAAACAGTAAACATCAAGATGGCCGCATGACCCATTTTAATATAGATACTATTACTATCGAAGATATTCCAGCTTATAGTCCGTATTGTAAATGCGGTATAAAACCTATTATGAAAGGATAAAAAATATTTAATGGATTTCCGTGAATATTTAGGTTTTTCTCCAGAGGATATTAAAGAATCCATTATGACAGAAGCTCCGACAGAAATTGAACCAAAAGGTATTTTGGTCGATATCGAAGCGGTACATACTTTTCCATATGCTACGAGAAATAATACTCGTTACATGGAAGAAGCATTAGCTCAATCTGTTGCAGGGTGGACTTATCCTTATAATATTCCAGTAATTACTTATCATAATGATGAAGATGGTGAAATTGTCGGTCGTGTTCTTAAAGCAAGAGTTGGCGATAGTCAAAGACTTTCTGGCACGAAAGCTTTAATTTTAACATGTGACATTCTTGATCCTGATGCTCAAGAAAAAGTAAAAAATGGTTTATTTGATACTGTAAGCATTGGCGTTCGTGGTGATGATGTTCGTTGTTCTATTTGTGGACAAGAATTGAACCAAGGAATGTGTGAACATATTCGTGGTGAACAATACGAAGGTAAAACTTGCTATTGGGATTTCTATAAAGTAATGCCAAAAGAATTGTCTTACGTTATTGTTCCGTCTGATGCGTATGCTAAGAATATTAAAGTATATGACAATACAGAAGAAGAGAGTGATTGCACTAGTTGCGATCCTCTCAATATTGTTACTTTAAACTCTACAGAAGGAGAAAATAACGCTGTAAGCGTTAAAGAATCTATGGCAGAAAATAAAATTGACGAAACTAAAGTTGAAGAAACTAAGGTTGAAGGTCAAGAATCTGAAGTAACTGAAACTGAAGTTCAAGAAACTGAAGTAGAAGAAACTACAGCAGCTACAGAAATTGAAGGTCAAGAATCCTTAGAAGAGCTTAAAGCTCAAATTAAAACTTTGACTGAAGCAAAAGAAAAAGCTGAATCTGACTTTGCTAACTTAGCTTCTGATCTCTTGGCATATAAAGCTGAAGTGCGCAAAGAATTAGACGCATATAAAGCTGGTCAAGAAAAAATCAATGAAGCTTTAACTTCTATTAATGATGTTAAAGAAAGTTTAGAAACTTTCAAAACTGAAAGTGAAAAAACTTTAAACGAAACTATTGAAAGCACAAAAGAATCTTTAGAAGATAAAATTCAAAAATTAAATCTTGTAAATTCTACAGTTGAAAATCCTGTTAAAACAGAAGAAAATAAAACTGTTGAAGTTAAAGAATCTGTAACTGGCAGTTTAGATTTCGTAAAAAAATATTTCCCTGGGAAATAAGGAGAAACAAATAAATGGCAAATATTAACCCTGGTAAAGGTCCTAACTTTTTCACTGCCGGTGCAAACGGCAAAGTTATTAAGGGCTTAGGTTTTAAAAAACTTTCTAACGAAGAACGCCGTGTAACACGTACTGGTGTACGTCTTAACACTGCAAACCATGATACTTCTAATATTGCTTACTGGTTGGATTCCCGTCTTCCAGTTGCATTCCGTTACAACCATGCAGAAATGTATAACCAAGTTGTAATTCCAAAAGGTCGTATCGTAGCAGTTGATCCTGACGTTCGTTCTAAAGATGAAAATAAAAATATTACTCTTAACGTATTAACATTAGCTAACGGTGGTTCCCCAGTTCGTTTACGTAAAGCTGGCGACATTTACGGTGCTGCTGGTGTAGTATCTACAGATGCTGCAGGTAAGGCTCTTGTGAACATGGATGTAGATTGGGTACCAGTTGCAGGTTATGCATCTGCTTATACAACTGATCTTTATAAACCGTTTGCTAATGGTGGCGCTAAAAAAATTGCTCAAGCTGCTAATCTTGAAAAAGACGAAAAAACTGGTCTTTTAAAAGAAAACGGCGGCAAACCATCTTTGGTACATCGTAATGCTAACGTACCTATTGGTATGTTGATGCGCAATGAATATACTCGTGATGCTGATGCTTGGAATGGTATGACTCCTGGTGCAATCAAAACTGACGTTATGGTTGAACTTCC